AAAGCTGCATTCAAACTCTTGGTTGTACTTATCATCGCCCATTTCCCTACGAGCGTCTTTGAGTTCTTTATCCGCTAGTATCCCTGTATCACTAGCCTTGAACTCTAGTAATGCCCAACCTTCAGCAGTCTTAGCTCTATCTCTGAACTCTGCGAAATGGTTCCTACCTTTAGGAGTTCCAATGAATAAGCACCACGTAGGAGCCTCGTCTGTGTTCCTATCCGCTAGTGCTGGTCTAATGACCTCATTCCATATCTTAGGGTTCTGGTCGCCTATCTCGTCAAGGATAACGCCATCGAAATACTGCCCACGCAAGCTATCAGCGTTATCAGAGCCGTAAAGACTAATGCGCCTACCCCAAAAGTCAACTCTAAGCTCTGAGATGTTAGCCACAGCCCCAAGAGGACGAGTAAATTCCAGCAGATAATCCCAAGCCACACGTTTCGACTGAGCATAAGTCGGAGCAATATAGGCAAATCGTGGGTTTGGTTTAGTACACTCAATGGCAGCCTTGATTAGATGGTTGATCGCGCTAACAGTCTTGCCCATACGACGATGTGCGACTACTACTGTAAACCTGTGCTTGTCTACTGCCTCATGAATCAGCCTTTGCTGTTCTCGAGGCTTATAAGCTATCTCGATTACTTCTTCCATGTAACCACGTGCTGCTGAGGAGCACCATCAACGCCACTTATCTCAGTCCTAGCCAGCTTAGGTATATGGTACTCACTTAGCTTATTCATTAGATCAAGTGCCTTATAAGGATCGTCTTGAGCCACTTCGTTAAGCCACCTGTCCATGTTCCCTGCATTGCGCTCTAATAGGTTAGCAATAGCCTCTCGGACTATCTGAGTGCTCTTATTAGGCAATCCTTTAGGTCTACCCGGTCCTGCTAGTCCTTCTCCGATTTTCGGTGTTTCTTTAACAGTATTTGTTTCCATTTTTGCATTATCCTCTGGATGTCATGCTTAACGCTTAATCAACTTTTGTGGGTTAAATATTTGATAAGTTACTGCGTCACCATCTTTTAGCATTAGACCGTCATATCCCATATTAATAAGTTCGTCTGTGCTGTATTTATCTGTTTCTGCCCATCCACCTAATTTCATCTTATTTTTATCTAATAGTCTTTTAACAACTGCCCCTTTATTGGATGCAGCAACTTCCCCTATATTCGGATTGCTTGTAAACCATACTGTTCCATCGGCTGCCTTGTTTATATCAAAGCCAGATTTCTCAATAGCTTTAGCTGCCGCAGGACTTGTTCCATGATAAAGCTCTAATATATTTTTAGGACCTTCAGTTACAGGATTATTTACCCATGATAAGTCAGTAGGTACTCGTTCTGCTGACATCTTACGAATAGCATCCATAGCTTCTTTACTTGCTCTAGTAGCTCCTAATAAGCCAATTGTTTTAGCTGCACCAGCAGGATTCATTGCACCTGATAAAAGCTCAGTTGTCTGGTTTAATAATCCTTGCTGCTCAGGAGGCAGTAAACCTTTAGACGTTAGGTAAGCTGTTGATCCTACTGCTTGCTCAGGCTTCAATAATCCTGTCGCTGTAAATGGCAATGCAGCCAGATCAACAAAACCTGTGGCTAATTGAGGAATACCCCTAGCTGCTGATAATCCTAAACTTCTTAGCGTTTCCTCAAGTGTTGCCATAAATTGCCTCGTACATATCCGGTCTGTTAGTCTTTATCCATTCCCTCGGTTCTTCATGGCACTTAGCAAAGTCTGTTCCTACCGTCTGCGATCCTGCATGATGAACGTAACCTCTGCTGACAAAGTGGAAATATCCTGCTTTGCCTAGATCGTGACATATTATATTGTCTGAATACCAATTAGTGCTAGGGAATTGTGCCACATCCCATGCTTCCTTACTTATAGCCGCGAAAATAGGAGCAATCACATCAGTCATCTTGATATGTAACTCGCTCTCCCACTTTAACGCTGAAAATACGTCATCTTCCTCAGCTACTCGTATATTCTGTGCTGGTAGTACGTAATCTGATCTTGCACCTAAGAATCCAACCTTAAATGACTTGCTGACATACTTGTAATCTGCTTGCATCTTGGGAATAGTATCGGGACTCAATACTACATCGTCATTAGCAATGATTAGTGAATCGTAATGCCCATGCTCAAAGGCATAAGAGACAATTGCATTATACGCATCTCCGAAATTGGTAGCAGTATTTGGTCTGAATATGACTCTATCGTTGCCAAGTCTCTTTCTAACTTCTCCCCACAACTCCAGACTATTTGCACTAACGTAAACTGGCAATTCTCTTGCATATTGATTAATGCTCTCCAACAGAACGTGGATGCTTGGACTACCGACTGTGGCTATTACGATTGCTTGCAAGGAAACTCCTGACTGTAAACTTAAACTATGCTGACTATAAACTTATTTTAGTCAAGATCACCTTCATTGAATCTACTGCTCGTGGAGTACGCAGAATTTCATCATCAGAAATGCCTTTATCAATCAATTCCTGACCAAACTCTGACAGCTTGAACTCCATTGACGATAGGTTAAATCTATCCTGCCATCCTAAGTACCAATGCCACTCGGTATAGTACAGCCAGCTATTCTCGTTGAACGCTCTAACGTGGGTAGGATCTTGCCATGCACCTAAAGACAGTTCATACGGTACGCTAATGTGAAACTCACCGCCTACCTCTAGCAAGTCCTTACAGTTAGTCATTGCAGCCACTAAGTCAGGTATATGTTCTAAAACGTCATTTGCGACGATTGTTTTAAACATTCCCTTTTCTATCGTTACCTTGCCAAATCTAGGACTGTCGATAGTAGTGCCAAACTCTACCTTAGATATATCGCACCACCAATCAGGATTAACTCTAAGCAATATGTCAGCATTAAAGTAAGAATCCTTCCAGTCCTTGCCAGAACCTAGATTTAGCGTCTTTGGAATCATTAGACCAATTCAGTTACGCAGATAGTGCAAGATGCCACACCAGAATCTTTAATTACTGCCATCTTATCGCCGGGCTTTACAGCAAAATACAAACTTTCATTGTTAGGAATCATTGTCGAAGTTGTAATGCTTGCGGTAGGATTAGTACCAAAAGCAATATGACCATGACCTAAAGAACACGTAACAAGTACATGAGTCGTATTCACACCGAAAGCATTACTAGCAACGCTTGAATTAGTTACTGTAAAAACTTGAGCAGGACCAGCAGTAAAAATTTGGGTTGCATTACCGTTTTGGTCTCTTGTCAAAATACTCATAATTACTCCATATCGTTAGATTCATCATCACTAGAATATTCTAGTTTTGCCATTTTTAACATCGTCTTTTGCTTGTCAGTCATAGCCTTCGTTATAGGACCACCAACCAGCCACGCTGAACAGGTACGATCTGCTGCACACTTGAACTCAAATAACTCACAGTAGCCTAGTTCCGCACTATCCACGACCTCGTTAGCATACGTCTCATCATCCGATTCTTCACCCTGAATACCATCGACAATACACTTCATCATTTCAGGAGTCTGAATAAATGCGCTGCAATTGCCACATTTCATCGTCTGAGCGTTCTTAGGACTGGTAGCCCATTCTTTAGCGCGAATCTGCCAAAAGTCCTCTGGAGAGTCAGGATTAGCAGGACCATAACCTACGTTAGCAAATGCCCAATCTCGGTTCTTTAGATTAAGCTGGATGTCTGAGCAGACAATAGGACATTCTTTCATAATTAACCCTGTTTCTTTTTATTTCGTGCGGATATTGCAGCAGCCTTCTTCTTAGCATCAGCCTTTGAAGTAGCTCCCCATGCCTGTAGGCTTAGAAGCAGTCTAGTAGGCTCACCATCAGGTTTGCGCTCAGGACCAGCCATGTTACCCATCCTAGCCAAGAAAGATGCCCTACGTGGATTATCGCCACTTTTAACAGGAGCCTTCAAGTCAGAGCCGGGATTAGCCGCCTCATACGACTTACGACCTTTCTCGTTAAGCCCACCTTTAGGGTTCTTGCCAGCCTTCTTAGTCCATGCCGCAGCCATTATTTCTTCTTAGCTTTCTTAGCAGGTTTAGCAGTCTTGGCAGCAGCCACAAAGTCAGCCTTAGTTGGCGCACCTTTAGCACCTACCTTACGCATCTTCTCTCCGCTACCTTCAGCAATACGTTTTTTCTTTGCTGCAATATTTGCATAGAGTCCAGTTTTCATTTTTTAGCCTTGTTCTTCGTTGTACGCATACCACGCTTAGGTAGTGACTTGCCAGCTTCCGAAAGAGCAATGGCAACCGCTTGTTTCTGAGACTTAACTACTGGACCACCTTTGCCAGAGTGCAATGTACCTTCTTTGTACTCACCCATAACTTTAGCGACCTTCTTATCTGCTTTCGATTTCTTCATCATTTAGCATTTCCTTTACTTGTTCAAGTAGTTGTTGCTCAGTCGTTTCGTACTGACGCTCAAAGGCTTTACGTCCCATTCCGTGATAACCAGTATTCCCCCGATGATGCTCAGGACAAAGCGGTAACGTATCGTAATGCGAACTCCTTACGCCCATCCCCAAGCCTAAGCCTCTAACGTGGTGAATCTCAGAAGGAGTCCCTGCATACCCTAGCCTAGTGCAAATTATACAACCTAAATTAGCAACTTTAGACAGGTATTTCTTCTGATCTTTGGTCAATTTGACGCTTTCTCCATAACGATTTAACTGATGATATTGTTTCTGCATGGTTGCACGTAGGACATACATCTACAGCATCATCAAACACATATCCGCAACGTATTCTTAGCACTTCGTCACGTTCACCAATCCAGTTGCAATTATCGCAATAAACTTTATCCATAATATTGATTTCCTGTAACGTAATTTACATTAAATTTTGCTATTATTTTCAAGCAGTTAGTGGACTGCTATTTCTCGGGAGAAACAAATGTTTGCATTAAATATTGAAGGCGTAATGTTTTACTTTGAGTCAGATGACGTAGAGATTTATGAGTTTGATGAAGATGGTGTCGCATATTGGTTTGATGATGAAGAACAAGTCTGGTATTACTTCGATGAAGAATACTATGACTGGATCGAGTGCGAAGATGATTGCGAAGAATAATCATTGAGTTGATCTTTCAACTTGACGATTACTAGCTTCTAAACTTCTCCAGCAGTCAACACGAGCCTGAGCGGCTACGAGCATCCAGCGTAGTCGTTCAGCCTCCTCCACAGCCTCCCTTAGTCCTAATACACATTGTGTGTATTCTTCCGTAGTATAAGAGTCTGATTCTTTTTCTGCCATTGTATTTTTCAAACTACGTTGAAAGCCAATAGCCTTAACTGTCTTTCTGTATTCGGTCAAATACACTACATTAGCTTTAGCTTCAGCATAAGCAGCCGCATTCTTAATCATAAAATTAATCGCTTCGTGGGGATCGATATTCATCTGATAGTTTCCATATTAAATTTTTAGCATCGTCAATATTTGTAACTACGTTTACTTGACCTCTCCAGAGTCTGTGCCAATTAACTTGATCTGGAGTAAGTACCTTTTTATCACCGTCCTTGATCTCAAGCAAGAAATTTCTAGCTTTAAATCCTACGATAATATCTGGACAACCTTTGCCTACCGCATGAAGATGCTCAACAGTACAACCCATATCACGTAAAGCCTTAACAATCTGAGTCTGGTTGTTGTCTACCCTTTTGTAAACCATCAATATACCCATCTATCTATAATTTCAGAAGCCCAAATTACTAAATGCTTTTTCCCATTTTTAGCATCAATTTCTTCTGAAATTAATTTAACTGCTTCAACACCATTATTTTTATTAATAAATAATATTAAATCTTCAATATAATTTTGATACTTTTCATTATCAGTATCTAATTCAGCAATTTCCTTATCAAGTTTTTCAACCAATGCCTGTAATGCTCTATTTTGTTCCATTATATTCATTTCCATTCTCCATTAAGTCCACGATTGCCTAAAGTCCATTGTTCCCTACAATCTTTTTCTAGTAACTGAGCCGTTCTATCTCCGCGTTTTATGCGGACAATAGACAGATATTCGATGGCTTTGTTTCTATCTTGAGTACGCCACTTTAATATTTGCCTTACTTCGCACCGATGCCTGTGTTGTTCGCTGTTTAACATATCAAACTAATAGGAATTTGTTTTATTTTCATTCTAGCTAAATACATTTTCTGTCTTTCTGCGCCAGATAATTTATTTGGTACTAAATTTTTACCTCTACCCCATCTCCATATTTTTATTTTTTCTCTGCCTACAGAATCTTTGTAATAGCCACAAACATGAACCTTTTTTTTATTCTCTAGATTTTTTATTAATTTTATAATCCACCTTATACTAAAACCACTAATAGAAACCATTTCTTTATAGGTCATATCATTTTCTTTTAATTCTGAAAATAATATATTAGTGCAATGTATATTCATACGATTCAAAATAACCCCTCTTGTATTGGAGAAAAATTTCTTTTCCATAACATAGGACTTTGATAGTTCTCTATTCTTTCTTTCATAATCATTGCTCTAGCTTCTTTTGTTGGTGGTGTATACGATCCTTTCCATTTTGAATCAATCCCAATGTTTCTACCTATATTTGTACTATCAGCAGAAGAAAATGGAAATTTTGTATAAATATTAGGATTTAACATTCTTAATCCGTGAACTTTAACGCATGGTCTACCGTGTTTATCACAAATAACATCCATAGCTTCACTCATTCTATTCCACCAAGCATCAGTTCCTATGTTTGAGTAACTGCCACTACTCCCTAAACATATTCTTGGGAAAACTTTCATAAGACGCTCAATTCTGTTTAATGATTCATGCAGATGCCAAACAGGAGCTCCTATCCACGGTGAAGAATTCTTCCACGGAAACTCATTAATTAATTTATCGTTATCTTCTTCTGTACCATCAATGACATCAGGTATAACAGCAAAATCAAATGCTGGATACCTATGAAGTTCTGCTACCCAATCATAATACTCATCCCAATTTTCTACTGGCTTGCCAGATTTCCATGCGCTAAAAGCACCATTATCAACAGCAAATGATTGAGATACTTCCATAGCTATTGATAATTGATCTGGATGAGCGTAAGAAACAAAAGCATGACCACCACTTATAGCTTTTACAGCAGCAGTAGCCGGAGTTATAGGCAATCCGTGATAATGAATCATTTGATTGCCATTAAAAGACCTACATTGCTTAATGCATAAGCACCATAAGCAATTGACATAGGAATATTCCCATTGCATAACTGCTCAACAGAAACATAAACATAAATAATACAGACTACGATTATTAAAAATGAACTCACTTATTAATATCCTTTTATTTTATATTTTATTAATTATATAAATAGTAATTTATGCACGAAACGCTCCACGATTATCAAAGTCTATAGGCTGACCACCTAACGTATCTACAAACTGTTGGCTGTTGTGCTCAAAGTACATCCCATAGAACTCCTCAGCCTCACCGTTCCTTTGCTTTTGGCACATTAGAAACATATCCGGTTGCTTCTCGTCATAGTCCTCATTGTTCCTACGAGCGTTCTCCTTCTTCTTGTTACGCCAGACTAAGAACACGTTATCCACCTGATCTGCAATGCTTCCAGAACCCTTTAAATCGGTCTTAGAAGGCTGTATTTCCTCTGACTGCAACTTACGTATGTGGTGGACTAAATGGATGTGTACGTGATGGTCTCTAGCCAATGCACATAACTCGTCAACGAATGATTTTTGCTCGTTTAATGAGTCCTCTGCGACCACACACTTCATTAATGAGTCAATAAATATGTGTTTTATGCCTAACTCAACAGCGCAATACCTAGCCATTGCTATCGTTTTCTGTGGAGTAGTAGAACCTTGCTGGTCATAAAGATACAGATTCTCGTCAATGAAATTAGTAAACCGTCCTAAAACACCACGAATGTAGCCTTCTTTGTCGTGAGTCAATGGGATGTTTATATTCTCACCAGCAAACTGACGCAACATACGGACAATCGTAGTTACAGGTTTCATTTCGTATGAGGCAATGCATACCTTTAGGTTCTGTTTTACTAAACCTAACGCTATCTGACCTGTTACGAGAGACTTACCACCTCCGTTAGAGCCAGCATATACGGTAACCTCACCTAGCCTGAATTTAACGTCTGA